CTAAATACTACTGGTTCAAACGGAAATTCTAAAAAGTAAGTTAGAGCCATACTTTTTCAATATTTATACGAAAAAGGTATGGCCACTTTTACTTCCCAAATATTCGAAATTTTAACACTTAACGGAGATGATGTAGGATCTTCTGTTAGTCAAACTATTAATAATGTTAATTACGTTGATAATAGAATTTTAAGCATCCCTACAGGCTCAGTTACCACCATTTTTAGAATGGATGGAACTCCTGGTGCAGGTACTTTTGTAACAAGCAGTATTCAATATGTTAGAGTAACTAATAACTCATCTGTTGCTCCTGTTAAATTAATTATATCTTCATCAGCCGAGGCAATGAGTTATTTGATTGCTACTGGTAGCTCTTATATGTTATCTACTAGTAAAATGACTGGCAGCGAATCAGGATTTGTTTTTAAAGATATTCAATCCGTGAAAGCAGAACCTTCTGGTTCAAACGCAAGTATAGAGTATTACATTGTAACCACTTAATAAAATAATATGTCTAATATTCCAATTTGGCCTGGTTCATCTTCCTTTGCTCAAGTTTCAGCATCGTATGCTAATGGTGTTTGGCCACCACCAACCCCATTTGGATTTTATGATAACGATTCTCAATTCCAAACAGATGCTAATAAAGTAGCTAACTTTTGTGCTTTACGTTTAGGTTATCCTATTGAAAACGTGGAATTACAAGATATTAACTTTTGGGCTGGGTTTGAAGAGGCAACTACTATTTACGGAAACGAATTATATGCTTTCCAAACCAGAGACAATTATTTGTCTTTAGAGGGAGCTTCTACAAGTCTAAATGTTAATAACTCTGTGTTTACTCCTACAATGGCCACTATTGTTAGATTATCTCAACAATATGGTGAGGAAGCAGGGGCCGGAGGTAATGTAAACTGGTTAAAAGGTAGATTACCTTTAACTCCTGGACAACAACGCTATGATTTAGCTAAGTGGGCTGAGGAGGAAGGAATTGTAGGTGGTATTGAGATTAAAAACGTTTATTACCAATCCCCTCCAGCAATCAGTCAATTATATTCTCCTGCTTTATTAGCAGGACAAGGTGGTTTAGGAGGTGTTCCTGCCGCTGGTTTATATGGATTTGGATATGGTACTGCTACTTATTTGATGATGCCTACAAGTTTTACTATGCAAAACATGCAGGCTATTGAGATGATGAATCAAGTAACTTTATCTAATTATTCCTTTAATATTATAAACAATATTATTTCGGTATTTCCAGTACCAGGTACTGGTGCTTTTGGGGAAGATGGATTTGAAGGTGGATTAGATTATGGTATTTTTTTAGTATTTGATTTTATTAAAATACAAGACAGATTAGATTCTGTTGTAGCAAACGGTACTAACAAAATTGTAAATACCTCTAACGTTCCTTATCAAAACCCAATATACTCTAAAATTAATTCTATTGGTCGTGCTTGGATTTTTGAATATACTTTAGCTAAAGCTAAAGAGGTACTAGGACTAGTAAGAAACAAATACTCAACAATACCAATTCCAGGTTCAGAAGTAACATTAAATGGAGATAATTTAGTTTCATCTGCTGCTACAGAAAAAGATGCTTTAATTACACGATTAAGAGAATATTTTGATCAAACTTCTCGTCAAGCATTGCTTGAAAGAAGACAAGCAGAATCTGTTGCTCGAGTAGCTGAAATTTCACAAACCCCAATGACAATTTTTATAGGATAATATGGCTTTATACGGAGGTGCTCGAGATATATCAATGTTTAGAAGAGTCAACCGAGAGTTGATGGGAAATATTATATCTGAGGAAGTAATATATTACAAATATAACGTAACTACTACTAAAACTAACATGTATGGAGAATCAGTAGAAGGAAGAAATTTTGCTGACCCAATTGTATTATTTGCTTTGGTAGAAGTAGGCCCTCAAGAATCTCCTACAAGTGACTTAGGTGTTGATTTTACTTGGACTATGACTTTTAGATTTTTAAGAGATGATTTATTAAGTCCAACTTTAGATTTCAACGCTAGTATGAGTTTTGGATCTAATCTAAATCCACTACCAGGAACTTATGGAGCCGAACTTCACCCTGAAGTAGGTGATATTATACAATATCAAAACGGATATTGGGAAGTAGATAATACAAATGCTACCCAATTCTTTACAGGAAAAGATCCTCAATACCCTTATACAGATGCTTCAGGTACTAACCCAATAAACCCAGGACTAGACCAATTTGGTTACAATGTGGAAGTAAGATGTGATTGCCATTATGTACCATCTGATAGATTAAACATTATTAAATCAAGAATGTAATGTCACAAGTTAGAAAACCAATACCAAAAACTCAAAAACAACTCGGTAACGAGCAAGTAGTTCCTACTTACCCTCAAGCAGGTAATCCTAATAATTTCAACCCAACCCCCCAAAATAATAGGGCTTTAAATACAACTTTTAAAGGTGATACAACTAAACCTTTTAGTGTTGGCATACAAGATATTGATGAAGCTATATTTTATTACTTTGAAAATGTAATTCAACCTTCAGTAACCCAAAATGGAGCCAGACTACCAGTCCCAATAATTTATGGTTCACCTGAAAAATGGAAATCATATCAAAAAGACGGGTATTATAGGGACCAAAATGGTAGAATACAGGCTCCGTTGATTATGTTTAAGCGAAATAATATTACAAAAAATAGACAAATCGCTAACAAACTAGATGCTAATTATCCTAATAACTTTGGAGTATTTACTAAACGTTATAGTCCACAAAATGCTTATGATAATTTTAAAGTATTAAATAATAGAGTTCCTCAAAAAGAATACTACGCTGTAGTAATGCCTGATTATGTAACTGTTACTTATACTTGTATTATTTTTACTTATTACGTAGAACAATTAAATAAAATAGTAGAATCAATGGAATATGCTTCTGACGCTTATTGGGGAGATCCTCAACGTTATCAATTTAAAGCAATGATTGATTCCTTTGGTTTTCAAACTGAATTAAATAACAACGATGAACGCGTAGTTAGAAGTACTTTTGATATTAAAATTAACGGTTACATAATCCCAGAAATATTACAAAAAGATATAACAGCCTTGCAAAAATTCTCAAATAAAACCCAAACCATAATAATAACAGAAACCTCACTTCCTTCTGATAATCCTTCAAGTTCTAATTAAGATTAAAACTACTTCTAGAGTTTTTCATATTTATAAGTAAACACAGGAATGGCTGAAAACAGAAACAGAGGTAATAATCGTTTAGACAACCCAAACCAAGGTAGAGGTTTTTTTGATCAATCATTAGCTTTTAATAAATTTAATTTACCTATTGTTGATGAAGGATGGGAGGGTTATGTTTTAACAGTTAACGATGATGGTGTTGTTTCTTTAGTTCCTGAAGGTAGTGGCTCTAGTGGCTCTGCTGGTACTTCAGGTTCAAGTGGTACCTCAGGTACTTCAGGAAATGGTTCAAGTGGAACAAGCGGTTCATCAGGTACTTCAGGTTCAAGTGGAACTAGTGGCTCATCAGGCACAAGTGGAAGCTCAGGAACATCAGGTTCTTCAGGAACATCAGGTTCAAGTGGTACTTCAGGTACTAGTGGAACAAGTGGTTCTTCAGGAACTAGTGGAAGCTCAGGAACATCAGGTTCAAGTGGAACTAGTGGTAGCTCCGGCACAAATGGTACTAGTGGTTCATCCGGTACTAGTGGCTCAAGTGGTACTTCAGGTATTTCAGGTGTAAATGGTACAAGTGGCTCATCAGGTACAAGCGGAAGCTCAGGCACCTCAGGCACTTCAGGCATATCAGGTGTAAACGGTACATCAGGTTCAAGCGGCTCTTCAGGTACAAGTGGTTCTTCAGGATCAAGTGGTACCTCAGGTATAAATGGCTCTTCAGGCTCTTCAGGAACAAGCGGTTCAAGTGGAACAAGCGGTTCTAGTGGTACAGATGGTAGTTCAGGTTCATCAGGTACTTCAGGTTCTTCAGGCACATCCGGCTCTAGTGGTACTAGCGGCTCAAGCGGAACAAGTGGTTCTTCTGGTACTTCAGGTTCTTCAGGAACAAGTGGTAGCAGTGGTACCTCAGGTATATCAGGTGTAAATGGAACTAGTGGTTCTAGTGGTACATCAGGTTCAAGCGGCTCTTCAGGAACATCTGGTTCAGATGGTAGTTCAGGCACAAGCGGTAGCTCAGGCACTTCAGGCTCTTCAGGTACAAGTGGTTCAAATGGTAGCTCAGGCACAAGTGGCTCAAGCGGTACCTCTGGTATAAGTGGCGTTAATGGAACAAGTGGTTCAAGCGGAACAAGCGGTTCTTCAGGTACATCAGGTTCAGATGGTAGTTCAGGATCAAGTGGAACAAGTGGCTCCTCAGGTACTTCAGGATCATCAGGTACTTCTGGTTCAAGTGGCACTTCTGGTTCTTCTGGAACTAGCGGTTCATCAGGTTCAAGCGGCTCTTCAGGAACATCTGGTTCAGATGGTAGTTCAGGCACTTCAGGTTCTTCAGGTACTTCCGGATCAAGTGGAACTAGCGGCAGTTCAGGTTCATCAGGAACTAGCGGTTCAAGTGGTACTTCAGGTATAAGTGGCGTTAATGGAACAAGTGGTTCAAGCGGAACAAGCGGTTCTTCAGGAACATCAGGTTCAAGCGGAACAAGCGGTTCTTCAGGTTCTTCAGGAACAAGTGGTTCAGACGGCAGTTCAGGAACAAGTGGTTCAAGTGGAACTTCAGGTAGCTCAGGTTCAAGTGGTACTTCAGGTTCAAGTGGTTCTAGTGGTACATCCGGTAGTTCAGGTACCTCAGGATCAGACGGTTCTTCAGGAACATCAGGCTCTAGTGGTACTAGTGGCAGTTCAGGCTCATCAGGTACAAGCGGTTCAAGCGGTACTTCAGGTATAAGTGGTGTTAATGGAACAAGTGGCTCATCAGGAACTTCAGGTTCAAGTGGATCAAGCGGCAGTAGTGGCACCTCAGGTTCAGATGGTTCTTCAGGAACATCTGGCTCAAGTGGCACATCAGGCTCTTCAGGTACTTCAGGCAGCTCAGGTTCAAGTGGTACTTCAGGTTCAAGTGGTTCTAGTGGTACCTCCGGTAGTTCAGGTACAAGTGGTTCAGATGGTAGCTCAGGCACAAGTGGTTCTAGTGGTACCTCAGGATCAAGCGGAACAAGCGGTTCATCCGGTTCTTCAGGTTCAAGCGGTACTTCAGGTATAAGTGGAGTAAATGGTACTTCAGGTTCAAGCGGAACAAGTGGTTCAAGCGGAACAAGTGGTAGTAGTGGTACTTCAGGTTCATCAGGTTCAAGTGGAACTAGCGGTTCCTCAGGCACCTCAGGATCTTCAGGTTCAAGCGGAACAAGTGGTTCATCAGGAACATCAGGTTCAAGCGGTTCATCAGGTACAAGTGGCAGCTCAGGCACAAGTGGTTCAGATGGTTCTTCAGGCACAAGTGGTTCAAGTGGAACTTCTGGTTCATCAGGAACATCTGGCTCAAGCGGTTCTTCAGGCAGCTCAGGTACATCAGGTATAAGTGGAGTAAATGGTACTTCAGGTTCTTCAGGAACAAGCGGTAGTTCAGGATCAAGTGGCACAAGTGGCTCTTCTGGTACTAGCGGTTCATCTGGATCCTCAGGTACCTCAGGTAGTTCAGGTACAAGTGGTTCTAGTGGTACATCAGGTAGTTCAGGTACTTCTGGTTCATCAGGAACTAGCGGTTCATCAGGTACTTCAGGATCTGACGGTTCATCAGGTACAAGTGGCTCAAGCGGAACAAGCGGTTCTTCAGGTACAAGCGGTTCTTCAGGTTCATCAGGAACTAGTGGTAGTTCAGGTTCATCAGGTACAAGTGGTATATCAGGTGTTAATGGTACTTCAGGTTCTAGTGGTACTAGCGGATCTAGTGGTACTAGTGGTTCTTCAGGAACTAGTGGTAGCTCAGGTTCAAGTGGCACTTCTGGTTCTTCAGGAACAAGCGGTAGTAGCGGCACCTCAGGATCTTCAGGTTCAAGCGGCACAAGTGGTTCTTCAGGAACTTCTGGTTCCTCAGGTTCAAGTGGCACTTCAGGTACTTCAGGATCTGATGGCTCTTCAGGCACTTCAGGCTCATCAGGCACAAGTGGTTCAAGCGGTACTTCGGGTTCAAGCGGTTCAAGTGGTTCTTCAGGTACTTCAGGTATAAGTGGAGTAAATGGTACTAGTGGATCAAGCGGAACTTCAGGTTCTAGTGGTTCATCCGGAACAAGCGGTAGTTCAGGTTCAAGCGGCACCTCAGGTTCTTCAGGAACAAGTGGTTCCTCTGGTACAAGTGGCTCAAGCGGTTCTTCAGGTACATCAGGCTCTTCAGGTACTAGTGGAAGTTCAGGTTCAAGTGGTACATCAGGTTCATCAGGATCATCAGGCACAAGCGGCTCATCAGGAACATCGGGCTCATCTGGATCTTCAGGAACTAGTGGTAGCTCAGGATCTTCAGGCACAAGTGGCTCAAGTGGTACTTCTGGCTCTTCAGGAACTTCAGGATCAGACGGTTCTTCAGGAACAAGTGGCAGTTCAGGTTCATCAGGCACAAGTGGTTCTAGTGGCACTTCCGGTAGTTCTGGAACAAGTGGCTCATCAGGATCAAGCGGAACAAGTGGAAGCTCAGGTACAAGTGGTATATCAGGTGTTAATGGAACAAGTGGTTCTAGTGGAACAAGCGGTAGCTCTGGCTCTTCAGGTTCTTCAGGCTCTAGTGGTACTTCAGGTGGAACTGGTTCTTCAGGTACATCAGGTTCATCAGGTACAAGTGGCTCAAGCGGTACATCAGGTACTTCAGTATCAGTAGCAGGTACTCCAGAATATATTGTTAAATTTACTTCTTCAACTACTATAGGTGACAGTTTAACTTGTCAACAATCCAATGGTGATTTACTTGTAAACGGTAGTGTTAGTGTTGGTAAGGGTGGAGGAAATATAATTACTAATACTAGAGTTGGTAATAGTGCTTTAGCTGCTAATACAACAGGTGTTGTTAATACTGCTGTAGGTAATTATTCTATGCTTTACAACACTAGTGGTAGATCTAATACAGCTGTTGGTAAAGATGCGTTACGATTTAATTTAGTAGGTTCAAATAATACAGCATTAGGAAATGTTGCTTTAAGAGATAATTTAGCTTCAAATAACACTGCGATTGGTTATCAAGCTTTAATATATAACACAACCGGTACTCCTAATACCGCTGTAGGTCGTAGTGCACTAAAAAATAATACAGTAGGCTATAATAATACAGCTGTTGGGTATAATGCCCTACTTAATACTACTTCAGGAGTTCAAAATACAGCAGTAGGTAGAAGTGCCTTACAATTAAACACAACAGGCAATAATAATGTTGCTTTTGGATACAGTGCTTTACTGTTTAATACTACAGGTTATCAAAACACTGCTTTAGGTACTAGAAACCTAACATTTAATGCAATAGGTAATTTAAACACAGCAGTAGGCTTTCAAGCTCTATTCTGCAATGTATCAGGTAATAACAACGTATCTGTAGGTACAAATTCATTATTTAATAATGTTACTGGAGGTAATAATACTGCCGTAGGTACTTTAGCATTACTCTGTAACACAGCCTCAAACAATACATCAATAGGTTTTCAATCATTAAGAAACAACACTGCATCTGATAATACCGCAGTAGGATTTAACTCATTATACAAAAATACAACCGGTACTTTTAATACAGCGGTAGGTAAAAATAGTTTATCAAATAACACAACAGGTACTCAAAACTCTGCTTTAGGATATAATGCTTCACTTTCAAATACAACTGGTACAAGTAATACTAGTTTCGGTATGAAAGCATTATATGCTAATACAGTAGGTTCAAACAACACAGCATTAGGACATCTTACATTATATTGTAACACGGCCTCAAATAACACAGCAGTTGGTTTCTGTGCATTAAGAGCTAATACAACAGGAACCCAAAACATAGCTTTAGGTGTAAGCACTTTATTATCTAATACTACAGGACAATCAAACATTGCTGTTGGTCACCGTACCTTAGAATCAAATACAGGAGGTAACAATAACGTAGGTATTGGTAGATACTCTCTTATTGGAAACACTACGGGAATCAATAATATAGGTGTAGGTTACAATTCTTTAAGATGTAATATAAATGGTATTAATAACGTTAGTTTTGGTGTTAATAGTTTATTTAATAATACTGCCGGCACAAATAATATAGCGATAGGTACTAATACTTTACGCTATAACACAGCCTCAGACAATACAGCAGTCGGT